CCGCCGGCAGCCACTATGACCTTGCCCGTGAGCACATCGGCCGCCGCTGCCGTTACCGCGCTTACATCCTGATACGCCGCCGGGATAGCGCCTATTGTCACATCCGAAAGCCCGTAATATCCGCTGTCGGGCGTTATATTCTGCTGCGCCTTTGTAGGCGTCGCGCTTTTGCTTTGAAGCTGATAATTGCCGCCGCCGGATACGCCTGAAACCGTGCCCGAGCCGTTGTGATACCCCTTAGGGATAGTGTAGGTGTCCCCCTCCTGCACCTGCGCGCTGACTGCGCCCCGGTTTTCTACGCCCTCAAAAGCCGTCGCCAGCGCGTCCAAATTGGCCGTGCTGTCCGCTATCCCCAGCTCCACCGCCTTATTCTTTAATTTACTCTTGTCAGCCTGTATGCGAGCTAACTGTTCTGAAACGCTCATTTTCTTTTACCTCCCTTATATCGTCTCTAACAATGCCTCAATATTGCCCACTACGTTGTATACCCCGCCTGAAGTAATTGGCCGAGTATCCCCCTCTATCGCTTCATCAGTTGTAGTAACCGATATAGCTCCGTTAATAATGGATATATTATCGCCCTCTGTATAATTCACACCGCCCTGTGAGCCAAAAAGCCCCGCCTGCGGCATCTCTGCATCAGTTACAGCGACAAACCAGAACGCCGTCACATCAAGCCAATTGGAAGGTGTAAATTGTCCGCCCGGAGTAGCGGCGGCTGTAGTAATCCATACCTTATTGCCTGCGCTCATTCCTGAAGCGGGAGCAGTTATTATATATGAGTCTCCCTGAATTGTAGTCGCCGCCGTACTGACCTGTCCTATTGCCCAGGTTACATTACCCAGTACCTCAGGCAAATTAATAACTACAGAGGCGGCTACCTTGCCCAGCTGACCTCCCCCGCGGCCCCACGCTAAAATAAATGAGCCGCTTTGCACATAATACCCGGTCACATTACCCAGAACTGTTTCCCCCTGCTGAAGCGTCCAGCCTTCCATGACAGTTATACCCGCGCCCTCTATTACATTGCTAAGGCTTCCTATGCTTTTCCAGTTGTCAACCGCCCAGATATATATCTCGTTATTTTCCGAAGTACCCACGGCATATGCGTCGCCATCCTGTCCAGTCGGATGCGCCATTTTTAAATCTTCAATGCTGGCATAAATGTCTTTTATTATAAATCCTGCCGGTCCGCGCAAGTTTGCCTTGCTGTAAGAAGTTTCACCCTCCTGACGTATCCCAAGAACCGACATGCTTCCGTCGTCAGCCTTAAACCAGCCGTATTCAATGGATTTACCGTCAAAATCACCGTTCTGTGCGCTTTGAGATAATTCCTCTGCAATCTCTTGCGCTTCGGACGCAGCGGCGGTAATCTGCTCTACAAGGCTGGGCGTTGCCTCTCCGGCATTATCCGCCTCCGCCGTTCCTGTTCGCCTTATCTCCAGCGGATGCATTCTCGCCACAGTAGCCCTTATATAATTATCCCCTCCGGATGCTCCTGCGACGCCGCGGACGGTAACGCTTAATCGGCCCGGCTGAGCCAGAACCTCATAGGGTACTTGACATTCTCCCGAAGTCGATAACGCCTGCGCGATATTTACACCCGAGCTTATATTCTCAAAATACGCCGTTTTTGAAAGTCCCGTCCAATCCTCTCCAAAAACAAAAGCGGCCCAAACGAAATTAACCGCTTCGGCCGCTAATACCTCTCTGTTGAGGCAAATTATGCTTTGACCATCTACTTTAAAATTAAGCTTCATCTATGGCTCTCTCTCCTTTCCCATATATTCGCGCGCATATTCATTAGTAATACGCTCCAAAATATTCTCTTTGGCCTTCTTCAGCCTCTTTGCCTTGCTTTCCAAATTGCCGCCTCCCGAAAGAATATCATCATATTCGGCATATATCTCCTGGCTTGCCCTAACATACAGTTCTATATAATCCTCGTATGAAAGCGCCGTCTTTTTGTCGCCCGGCAAGGTTATTTCGGCCTTAGGCTTTATAAAAGGCAAAATATCATTATCCCGGCTGCCGTCCTTCTTTAGGACTTCCTCATAAACTTCCAATAGTTCGTCCGTCATATACGAATCGGTAGACATAAACTCCTGCAAAAGCGCCGCTGAGTTAAATTTAATGTCCCTCGCTGTCTGCGCGTCGCTTTCCCTGGCTATTCCGTTCAATTCCGAAAGAATAGCATTCAAACTCTGATGCCGTGCTTTTTGCATTGCATATTCCGTGTTTTCAGGATAAGACGTAGCCTTAACCGTCCATGAATTACGCTCATCATAAAAACGGGTAACTACATCATTGCTGTATGCCGAATCGGCAATGGCCTGCCGCCCTAAACCAAAAGACCAGTCTTTGCTCTCGGCAGTAACTGCCGCCAAAACTCTGTGCAGACCGCCAAAATAATTGCTGAATAAATGGTCAAGCTGCTTAGGAGAAATATTAAAAAATCCTCCAATATACTTTGCTATGGCCGTAGTGCTTTCATCATACTGCAGCCTTTTCTCCAAATTTTCCATAGAAGAAGGTACTATGGGACTGCCCTTAAAATCTTCATTTATAGCAAGCTCAACAAAACTCCCTATAATAGAATCTCTCACAGGCGCCGTTAATACAGTTTCAATATTATTGAACTCAGTAGGCAGCCCCGGCGGCAAAAACATTTGAGCCGTATATTCGCCAAAATTATAAAAAGCGTCCGAATTCTCCATAAATACCGCCTCTGCGGTACGCTCAACCAGAGAGTTAAGCCAGGCCAATTCGCGCGCCTTTGGTATCTTGATGAATTTACCGTTCCCCATAGAAAAGCAAAAGAAATTATTCTTATTATATGTGCTTAAGGTCTTATACTCCTCCTCTTCATCATTCAGCCAAACCAGCGCAAGCTGTATTACAGCTAAAACCGCCGCGCTAACGGTGCTTTTTATAAGAAAGCTTTTTCTCTTATTGGCGTCGGTCATTACCCGGCTTAATTTATACAGTCCCTGAACCGCCGCGTTAAAATAAGGTATAATCTGATTAAGTACTCTGCCCTCGGTTCCCGAAAGCTTAAAATTAACCGTCAGGTCGGCCGCCTCCAGCACAGCGTCTATATTACTTGCTCCGCCCGCCCTTTGACGCTTAAATTCGGCCAGCCGCGGCGCCGTCTCAACCGCGCCTATTAAGGCGTCCATTTTCGATAGCCCCATATGCGCCAAAGCTACTACCTTCTTAAAGCCTCTTTCCACCTGCACAGGGTTCTGCTTATACATGCGCGTCAAAACATCCTTAAGCTGCTTAGGCCGCGCCACATCGCCCGAATACAACCCTCCGGCCGCCTGATACTGTTTATAAGCCTCGGACTTTTTGCGTATGTCGTTAAATGCGCTTAGCAGATTTTTGCTGTATTCCAGCAAACCCGCCTGAGAATATTTCCAGCCCGTTGCAAAATCCCGGAAGAAGTTAGAGTTTGCAAAAAAGGGATTAAGGCCGGTTGTAAAGGTTTTAAAAGCGCGTGTTATCTTGCCCATGAACTCAATTATCATAGGCAGCTGCTTGGGAGAAAGCGCAGTAAGCGCAGTAAGCAGTTCCGCGTCTTTAATTTTGAAATACCGCGCCTTTCCATCCTGCATAACCCGCACTATATCCTGGTCCTGAAACGGGCTGACGGCATACTCTGTTATTGTATCCCCTAAAATATCCTCAAAAACAGCCTTTGCGTCCTCTTTGGAAAGCTTTTCATCACTAAACCTGTCCGCCAGTTTATTTATAGCGCCCTGAGTGCTGACAGAATGGCGCGCCATATCGGGCGTAACCTGTTCCAGAAAAAGCCCCATGCTGTCCGCAGAATCATATTCCTTAGCCAGCTGCTGGAGCACAGCGTTTTTCATGGAAGCGGATACCAGCATATTAGTCTGCATTACAATGTTTTCAATAGGGTTATATATTTCAGCCCCGCTGCCCTTTAAGTTTTTTATAGGCGCGCGCTGATTAGCAAAGCCCGCCTTTTTGCCCGCGCGCGGAGTTTTCCCCTCAAGATATCTGTGAAAAGGCACATAATCGGGATACATGCTTTGCAGCTTATTGTATAGCTCTTCGCTGATAAGCCCGTTTTTTACACCGTGATGCCACAGCATATTGCGCTGATATTCGTATCCCCTGCCCGCCGCTTCAGCAAATTCGGGATGCTTCTTTTCATATCTTTGTATCTGCCTCTTTAAAGCCGCCGGGTCGTTTAATTTATCATCCGCAAAAACCCGCTTGTCATTAGATACGACCTCTAAAGCGTGCCTGTCCCTTAAATACAGGTTAAAGCTTTCCATATCCTGAGGCTTTATTTTTTCCAGCGCTTCAGATAAGGATTCTCCTACTATATTTCCCTGGTAATCCGAAACGCCGTTAAACAGCATGCTCTCAACGGTAGAAGCTGCGTTCAATGAATACAGCGCCGCCTTATATGTCGTCATATCCCCTGTATAGCCGCCGTCCCGCGCCGCGCCGTCCACCCGCTTTAAATATGAATAGCTGTCTACCCATTTGCGCTGGAACTCAACCTGGAATTTTTCCAGTCTGTCCGATACCGGCATATGCTCAGGGTCTAACCGGCTTTTGAGGCCCCGCGCATATCTTAGCGGCAAATCAGCGCTCATATATGCGTTTACCTTACGGGCTATCCTGTTTAAATCCTCAAGCGCCTGTTCGCCGTTAGGCCCTTTCCGTATGGCCTCAACAGCGTCAAAATAAAAGTCCCTGTAATTAATAGCGGCCTGCCCTCTTGAGCTTAAATAACTGCGTATAAATTCTGCTACCGCCTCGCCCCGCTGTTCGTTGGGCTTATATTGCGCTGCAAAATTCGGGTCCATCATATTAACGGCGGTTTGTATACTCTTAAGCTTGCTGAGGCCGTATTGCTTGTCCAAATGATGGCCCAGCTCATGCGAAATGGTAGGCAGCGCGTTTGTCACCTGCACCCGCACTACCTCATCCTTGACCTTATACACGCCGTTAGCGTTAATATATCCCACTTTGCCCGTATTAATAGGCAAATTAAAGGAACGGCTGATATCGCGCACTATATCTCCTACGTCTTCCACGGCCTCCCGGTTATTACGGTCCAAAGAAGCCGTCCAGCGTTCTGGCGACTGCCTGTACCGCGGACTGGACTGGTCTCGCTTGGTCTCGCTGCTTGTGTTCTCCCGTCTGGTTTGCGATGTATTTTGCCCTTGATTTTGCCGATTGCCTGAACTTCCTGCAATATCCGCTCCGCCGCTTGCATTTCCGCCGCCGTTTGAATTGGGATTTTCCCCAGATTGCGATGCCTTTAAGCGCTCTATCTGCTCATCCCGGTACTGCATAGCCGAATCATAATCGGGAAAAAGAGGAATTTTGCTAAAATCATATTCCGGATAATTACCTATTTTAGAGGCAACTGTCTCAGCGCTCTCGCCGTTATGCCTCCAAAAAATTATGTCCGGCTCTCCAAACTCAGCATAATTCCAATCAGAAGGCGCAAATTCGCGGTTAAAGGCGCAGCGGGAAACCGGGATAAAGCCATATGCTGCATACTTTTGAGATAATTCACCATGAAAATTATCCAGTTTATTTCCTCCGTTTTCTATTGCTGTTAGAAGCAAAGAGGAAATAGCCCCTTTGTTTTTGTTTTTTCTCGTGTCCCTGAAAACCGAAACAATATCTCCGTCAGCTTTGACAGCTATTCCAGCTCCATTATCCTCACTTAAAAAAAGTTTCATTTGGCCGTAATTCTCAACGCTGTATTGAGTTACATATGCTCCATGCGGGTTGCCGGATTTTGCTTCTCCTATCGCTGAATAAAAAGAAGCCGGAGCAGCCTCCGACTTCAACTGTATAACGTTTTTTCCTTTAGACCGTAAAATATTTTGTGTATTTAGAGACAATACTCCAGAGCTTCCACTATCCTCTCGTCCGTCCAATCCGGAAAATCTTTTCTCCAACATTTGATAAGATATTGAGCTTCCTGGTCGTCCTTGTACTCCGGCATCTCCTCCGGCTTCAGCGATTGGACGCGCTCCGTCTGCGGTATTTTGTTGACTGCCTGAGCTATCTGATTCATAATTAACACCTCTATTAATATTATAATTCCTATCTGCCCTAACGTCAATACCAGACTGCTCATTTGGAACAGAATTAACGCCCGAATCATCACCTGCCGCATGGGAATCCATATAGCCCTTAAACAGCTTTTCATGCTTAGCCTGCCACGAATCCACGTCCTTCTGCTTCATAAGGCCATACTTAACTAAATCGTCATTGAGCAATTTGTTAAGCTGCAATATAGCTTCGGGCTCAACTGGATTCCCTTCGGCCGCCAGGCGCGAATATTCGCGCGCCACCTGTTTAGCCTGGCTCAATTCGGGCAGCGCCTCCGCCTTAAATGCCGCGTCGGCAAACACCTTTTGAACATCGCTAAGCTTATTGTACCTGGACGCCGATATACCGTTATTAACAGCCGCAGCGCCTCCCCCGGCCACCGCGCCCAACAGGCTGCCTGTAAAAAATCCCGTCCATAAATCCTGAAGCTCAATCTGCGCGTCAGGGTCCAGCCCTGTAATCTGTTTAAGCGCCGTATCGGCAGCAGTACCGTAAATTTCCTCCAGACCTTCGTCTATCCCGGATTTCAAAACGCTTTTAAGCGTGTTTTTAAGCGCGCTTTCCCCCATATTTTTAACGGCCGTCAAGCCCGCCTTGCTTCCCACGCCTCCTATGGATTCAATAGCGGTTTGGACTGCGGCGTTAGGCAGAGCATATCCCCATGCGCTGGCGGCGTCCCCTGTCTGCTCGTAAGCCTCTCCGTAAGAAGAACCAAAGCCTTCAGCCGCCTTTTCGCCCAAATATGCAGCCGTTCCTACACCGGGAATAAAGGATAGAGGCAAGGTCGCGGCAAAATTAGTTGCGCTCTGGATTAGCTGATTAGTTGGCACGCCTGCAATTTCCCCGCCCTTAGTGCGCTGCAGAATCTCCGAAAGCTGCGCGTCATTTGTTTTCCTTCTGTTAAGCTCTGAAACTGATGAATTATCCCCTAAAAGAGCAGATGAAGCAATACCTAAATCCCTTAACGTATTTACGGCTCCGATACGTATATTTTCGCCAAGATGGCTTTTATCAGCAACAAGGTCATTTTCATATTGCTCAATTTTGCTCGGGTCTGACAAAAGCTGTTTAAAGGTCTCCCTATCTAAATCAGGCGCATAATAGGAATTTAGCAAATAATCCTTAACAGTATTAAGCTGCGCTTTTCTTTCCCGTTCGGCCAGCTTGCTTTCAAAATAGGCTAATCTGTCTGGACTTCCAGCCAGATAATCCATCTGTTTATCTGTAAGCTTGGACGAATAGCCCTTTTCGGATAAATAAGCTTTAATTTTATCGTAATTTTCGCTCATTTATTATAACCTCCCAAAATAAAAGCTCAAATTGGATTTTTTTCAAGCTCTTCCTTTATAGCTAAGGCTATAGCGTCTGCCGTATACTGCGTGCCATATTGCGAACGGTTCTTATCTATTTCCTGATATCTTTTGCTCACATTACTCGCCATTTCTTCCGCCTTGCTGTCCGAATAGCCGCTTATTTTAAAGTAATTTTTAAAATCGGTTTTAGTATATTTCGCGTTCAGCATACTAAGACTTAATCCGCTGCCCACTAAATCCCATACTATTTCTACAGGAGGCAGAAATTTTCCAACGCCAGTTCCTACGTTTCTAAATTGCTCGTCTACATACTCTGAAAAAACATCTGAAACGTCATATTTCTTTGCTATAGATACTAAAGAATCCAAATAGCCCAGTCTGGTATTTTCATCGTCACTCAGGGTCTTTTGAAAATCCCATACGTTAGTTCCGGAATATATGGAATCCAGCATTTCATCTATAACCGCATCAGATTCAAGCTGCGAGGTATTTTTGTCCACTATATTTCTCATATCAGCCGGAACTACCCCGCCTAATGAACCAAGCGCGCCAACAAGCATATTTGATAGATTGCCTTCTTGAGCCATACTCGTGTTTTTTTCAACCGCCTGCCCCGCTTCATTTACCGTATAACCTATACTATCAAGGTCCTGGAGCCATTTCTGATAATCCTGTTCATACTTCTGAGCCGCTGCAGCTTGACGCCGTTCCTCATTATTCGCCCATATATTGTAATTATTGTTTTCAAGCGCAAGATACGAATTAGCCAAATCAGCCAAGGTTGCATTCTGGTTAAGATATTTATTATATGCCGCGTTATAAAACTCTGGCACCAATGCATTTTTCTTAGCCTCATAAGCCGCTGCGGCCTCATTAGCCAGAGCCAGCGCCGTGGACGACATACCGCCGCCTGCCGGCGCATAAGTGCCTATGCTTTTATCAATGGCCGCATCCGCCTGTAAATCATACTGCTTAAAATACTCCCTAAGCGTAGGGTCGGACGAAGGGTCATAACTGAAGCCTGCATTATTACGGTCGTTAAGCTGCTTTAAAAGATTCTCTATGGTCTCGCCGTATTTAAGCTGATATTCTGAAGGCATAAAATCATATTTAGGCTGATTTCTTAAAACGGCATATTCACGCATTGCAGACTGCACCTGTTCGCTGGTGGGATACACGGAAGGATTGGGGTTAGGGCTTGAGGCGGAATTAGCGTTAGAATTTGAAGGTTTGCGGTAAGCGCCCGTTAAACCATTTACAGCCCCAGCAGCAGCCGCAGCCATAGTGCTTTTTCTTTTTTCATCCTCGCTCATACCAAATTTACCACTTGTACCGCCATGTTTATTAGCCATCAAGCATCACCCCCGTTTTTAAGCTCTGAAACCTCTTTCTCCAAAGCCTGTATAACATTCTTTAAATTATTTATCTGCTCCAATGATACATTTTCAAAGTAAGAAAGCTCGCGGCTCCATTGGCTTAAAGCCTTTTTCATTTCTTCATCCTTAGTATCTGGGATTGGCAACCACATTTTTTATTCCTCCCACAACATATTCCCTGCTCGTTGAATATATCTGCGCCTTTCCTCTGCCCTCTATAATCAATGATTGTATTTGACAGGCGCAGGCTTTGACAGGCAAGCGATAAACAGCCCTGTTATTTATATAAAAAGAGCCCAACTCTATGGCTTCCCCCAACTGAGGCTTAACGGATACCGTTACAGGATATTTGTCCTCGCCCTCCATATCCAGAATGACCGCCCGGAGCTTTTTAAGAGATTCATCTCCTTCGCCGTATACAGCAGTCTCAAAAGACCACGGAACATCTTCGGTAGATTGTTTACTGTTAAAGGAAAGCAGTTGCTCATCATTTACCGCTTGCAATGCGCCGTCATAAAAAGCAAAGCTCTTAAAGAATTGCTCGTCCTCCTGAATCCAGGTTCCGTTCTGGGGACAATATACATACACTTTCCCTTTTCCCGCCTGGTCCTGAACAGAAAGATAATATCTTTTGCCGTCAGTACCTGCGCTGGCCTTCTGTACATTGGATATATCGGGCAGCTTATCAGAAATTTTCTTGGGGAATCCTCCCGTATATGCATAAACCCCGTCAGGAGCAAGCCAATAGAGCACGTCCAGGCAAATGACGGCAGTATCCTTAAATATGCATCCTGTACCGGCTATTTTAGTAGTCCTGTAATTGCTTGTATTAGTGCCCTGCAAAATAAACATTTCTGACGAACTAAACAATATTACCCCGCTGTTGTACGGACAGCAAGTCGTTAAAGGCTCGGACAGCAGCGTTTCAAAATACGAGCCTGTTAATTTAAGAGAGCCATCCTCGTTAAGAAAATCGGTAAATATAAACGGAGCGTTTTTAGATGAAATGCGTATGGATGCCTTGCCTTCGCTTTTACCCGCTAAAACTACCCTGTCTGCAAACAAACACATATCGTTATAGCTTTCGTCAGCATTTTCCCATTCTGAAGTCGACAACGTAAAAAAATAATAATTGCCTTCGGGGCCGGTATATGACTTGCCATACAGCCGACGCCCGTCCGAAGGCAGGCAAATCAAAGCCTTGCCTGACCTTTGCACGCTTACCCATACAGGTATTGACTCCCCCGTTTCGCTTTCTTCCTTAGGCTGCCCATCATATGTAAAATCGCCGGGAAGGGTATATTTAATAGTAACCTGCGGCAGTATGCCCGGAGAAGACTTCGCATATATCTTAACAAAAATTCCGTCTGTGGAAAAAATCCCATTCCAAGAATATACTGTATTGTCGCTGTCGCCTGCTTGAGCTGTTAGCTGCTGCAGTACATAACGCCCGTCCCTGGCTTTAAGCACAGGCAGCACGCTGTTATCCATGTTGGCTGCAGCCCTAAGCTCCCCTATTTGTATTTTAGGAAGTTCATTTAATCCGCCGAAGGCTATATTTTCCCGCGCTACTGGCAGTAAATACTTCATTCTTGGCAAAAAACACATACTCTTCTCCTTACCATATGTTTTTAAATTGCGTGTCTTGCTTGATAGGTTCGGGTAATTCCTCGTGATAATATTGCGAAAGCTCTTTAATTGCAGCGTTGTACGCCTCCATATAATTCGCGTAGCTCGCTTGATTGTCGTCGTATAAGTCTATCTGCGCGGCAAGATAATATTCATATACTTCGCTGAATTCATCCGGGAGCAATAGTTCTTGCGCATCCAGATTATCAATGCTGAATTTTTGCGGAGCCTGAATATATATAACCGTCAAACGCCCTTTTTTATCAGGCGCTGGCTCCAAATACAGCTTTCCGTCCTTTAAAATATATCCAGGCGCCTGGAATAGACCGGTTATGCGCGGGACAGGCTCTCCATTAAATAAAACTCTGCTCACCTTTGCGCAATCAGGAGGGAGAGATATTTCATTTTCGCCGCCCGCTATTGCATAAGCCAATGAACGTGGAAACGCCAGTACCCGCAGAGCCAGCCTGCGCTCCAAAAGGTTAATCCAATGCACCATTTCATCTACTCCATGCGTACCGGGCTTTAAATGCATTACTTTAATGATAATCTGTTTAGCCGTCATTTAACCGACCTGCTCTCATTTACATATTGATAAGCAATATCGCCCTGCCGGTCGCTGTCCTTAAGCGCTTCAGCAACATATTGCGGGACTTGAACGTCTACTCCGCGTTTTATCAAAAACACTTTGCCGTTTATTATAACCGTTCGGGAATCGCGGCTATTAACGTGGTCGCGGGGTATGCGTATAGTTACAAGCTGATTTTCGTTCGTAATTTTCCTTGCCATGACTTTTGCCTCCTTTAAAATAAAAGAGCGCGGCCATCCTAGGGCCGCGCCGTATAAAATTATTCGCCGTATGTGCTGGTGGTCTCTACGCGCACCATATAAGCGTCCTCAAGAATAACGGCTGTAAAGGTTCCCTTCCAGCCAATAGTGGCTCTCTGCTCCAGCGGGTCGGCTGTGCCACCCGAACCCTTCTGCTTGATTATAGTTTCCAGGCCGCCGTTTTCCAACTCAGTAACGCCATATGCGTCCTTGCCGATAACCAGCGTGCTGTAAACATCCAAACCGTCTACTGTGCCGCCCTGGCCACAGATTACATCATTAACCGCAGCAGTAGCCGCCGTCCCCAAGGTAATAGTAGCGCTACCGGCCGCTCCCTCGTTTATAGCGGTTATAGTGTTTGCTTTACCGCCTATATAAATATCAACGGGCCCGGAAAATGCCGCGGCGTCGACGGCGCTTATCGCTTCATTGACAGCTATTGAGGTCCCGGCGCTGGAAACGGCGGTTTTCACGGTAAGGCGTCTTATGCTGCCCGCAATGGGAGCTGCTCGGAAAACTTTGGCCTCGGGATTTTCGATGACCCTGACACCCTGCACACGGCCTATCTCCCCCTCGTACCATTCCTTGGGATTGTAGGAATGCACGTCCTTCCATTCGGGGTCGTCCGCCAAATCCGAGCATACGTCTGGATGCATAATGGCCACATAATTGCTGCCGTCAATAGAACCCGCATACATACGGCGCAAGGTATTCTTTGCCCGTTTAATCGCTTTTACGGTCATTTTGTCATCCGCGGTCAGACTGCTGCGTGTAAGCTTGCTGCCGTCAGAATATTGAACGTTATCCCCAGCATTAAGTATTTCACGCGCAATGGTGTCAAAGGTAAGCCCCGCCTGCTCCGCCTGATTCTCCTGCGTTTCATCGATAATGGGGTCTATAGCGGTCATTTTAAGCATATCCGAAGTTGTTACATAGTCGCCGTACTGCTCTACCGTAGCAGTTATTGCAGTTACATTAAGGCTGCGCCCGTCAGGGGTAACTCCTTCGGTTAAAGGCGTGGTGGCCGGGGGGAAAGGGGTCATTCTCCGGAACTGAATAGTTTTGCCCTCGTTGGCGGGAATGTTCCGTTTCTGGCCAAACTGCGCATGTATAAGCTTATGCTTGGCATTTTTAAGCATCTGCCGGTCATAATAGGTTTTCATTTCAGCCGAAAGATTGTTGCCCGTGGTATTATCGTTAGTTGTGTTTACATTTGCATCCGCAAATGCTTGTAAATCAAATTTTAAAAGCTCCATATTTTCCTCCTAATTTCTAAAAGTAATAGTCTCGCCCCTTCTGGCACGCCGGCTGTATTCTTCAAGCTGTTCATCTGTAAGCTTACTTACATCTATGCTCATATCAGCAGGTGTACCGTCAGAAAGCGCGTTTTCGGCAGGACGTGACTGCCTTGCCTGAATATTGCCCAATACCGCTTTCTGTGTTTCACTTGAGGCATTGCGCGCCGCGCTTTCAGCCTTTCTTTGAATGATAGCGTCCGCATTCAATGCATCATATGCCTGTTTTACGCTGAGACCGCCCGCAATCAGCCTGAGCATAGCAGGGCTGGCTATTATAGCCTCAGCATTCACCTCGCCGTATATTTCAGGGTCGGAATGTCTCAAATTTTCGCATTCAGTTGCAACAGCGTTCTTAAATGCAGCAGTCTGCCTCTCCCGTTCATATTGCGCCAGCTTAGCCTTAGTGCGTTCCAGAGTATTAAGCTGATTAAGCGTATCCACACTTATACCTCTGCGCGCAGCTACCTCTTCGGAAACCGTACTTTCAATAACTTTGAGCAGCTCATCCTCGCTTTTAACATCGTAATACTGCATCAAGGTATTCAGCGCCGGCGTTAATTTTTCCATCCGCCCTTCCATCTCGCGGTATTTTCCGAGGCGCTTCCCTATAACTCCCTGCAGCTCCTGCTGATAATCCTCTTGGCTTGCAAATACCTTATACGGCTTAGATATGCTGTCCTGCGCGGCGTCCGCAGGCTCTTTCGGGGGCTGAGCGATTTCCCCGCCGCTTTCTGCGCTCAATTCTGCGCCCGTATCCTGGGGGGCGACGACATCCCCCGTATTTGCGTCTATATTTTCTCCGGCCTCGTTAAAGGCCTGAAGGTCAAAATAATTAAACATTTATACCTCCTACTATTCGTGGCGGCGCAACGTGCTGCGGATACTTTTCCGCCAGCATACGCACGCCTGAAACATAATAATCTATAAGAACATTATGCGTAAGGCCTATGTCGCCATAAGCATTAATGTGCTTAATCTGGTCCTCCTCGTCAGTATTAACCGCCATGCCCTTTTCCCGTAGGCTCTGAGCCAGAGTAAAAAACAAAATGGAAAAGGCGCTGCATACAATATCAGCGCCCTTTGTCGCATAGCCAGAATGGCCCGAAGCGTCAATTTCAATATGTGTGGGAGTAATATATACAAACGTTTCAATCAAGACTGCACCGCCTCCAATCCAGGCGCTTGTCCGGGAATAGCGTTTGTCATTTCATTTACAATAGCCGTCATTCTTTTTAACTGCGCGTCCTGCGCCTGTAATTGCTGATAAAGCTGAGCATTTTTAATTTGATTTTCCCGAATACCCTCTATCATGCTTTCTTTATTATCCATTATCATATTTTGCAAAGCCAATATCGCCTGGTCTGCATTATCAGGATTAAACGCTCCGCCCGAAAACAGCTCCATAACCATCTGATTATGGCTTATGGTGTTGAAAGGATTCTTTCGCTGCGCTACTATTTTAATATCAAAAATCGCCTTCCTGAATCTCTCGGTCTGTACCGTTCCGTCATCCAGCGTAATAGGAACATTCAGCGGGACAGACTGCCCTTGCAGAACCGAATTATCATAGCTTATATATTGAGGCTCTGTTTCGCCGTCTCCTAAAATTCTAAACGAGCGTTCCTCTGTATAAAACTGCCGTATCAGCTCAACAACCATATAAGAGATGCCCGCAAACGCCCGATAGCTGGCTTTTATGCCGTCCCTGGCTAATTTGCTTCCCGCCTCCTGGAGCGCAGTAATAGCGCCGTATGCGGTCACTCCTCCGCTGGTCGCGCCCTGCGAAAAATCTCTGTTGCCTAAAAGCTCTTTTATTTCCTCTATTTTTTCCGTTCTGTGCGTCATAATCTGGGACGGAATAGGCTGCGCCTGCAAATCACGCACGGCGTCCGAATCTATAGAGCCGTCCGCCTCTATAACCGTCTTGCTCATGTCTAGAAAATCTTCTGTTTTAATTCCCGCTCCCCTTTTTATCAGCCATCTTTGCCTGCCTGACAGCAGAGCATTTTCTTCGATGATATAATCCAGTTTGTCTATATACGACTGCGTTTTTTTACCAATATCTATCATCCCCAAGCCATATATGGAATTTTCAATTGGAATAAAGACGTCCAGCACAAACGGGTACATTCCGTGTTCGTAAATTCCATTGATGCAAACCGGGTCCTGCCGGGAATCATACATTATTCTGCCGTTAATTATCTTTTCCAGATGCACTACATATTTTCCCGTCTCATCTCTGTAGCGCTGGTAACAGTCTACCACCATAGTTTTCTTTTCAAGCACGTTAGGACTGTAATCACCAAAATACCCGCGTGCTTTTGACGCAGTCGCATCCGGCCTTATATCCGGGTCGCCATACTGCCGTTTAAGGACATCTGTATCCGCAAGAGCCGTTACAAACACATACCGACTTTGCTGTATATCTGATATATACGGTTCGGCAAAAAAGCGCAAAGCGTCAACTTTTTTTATACATATGTCCCCCAACCCGTCCTCCTTGGCATTGTCCCATAGCACCGAACAAATAGACACTCCATGCTTTAATTTATACCACCATAAATCACTATAAACGTTTTCAAAGCCATTCTTTTCCAGCACAAGCGGAACGATTTTAGACAGCTTGTCCGCTTCCTCCCTGTCCCCTTCTTCCCTCTCCAAAAATATTGGTTCAGGATAATTATCCATCGCGTCCGCATGCTTATGCCATATGGCCGAAAAGAGAAAATTGGTCTGAGCGTCCCGCTCCTCATTGCGGGAAGAAATATATTCCCAATACTGGCCGTTAAACCATCTCTCATTCTCCATTATAGCGCCGCTTTTCAGCGTCTTTTCGTTTTTATATAAATCCAGCTCTTTTAAAAGCAAATCCGCACGCGCCTTTTTCCCTTGTTCCGTCTCGTTTTCCCTTTTATTCCGCCTAAACAGGCCCATTTATATTCCTCCCATTCTGTAGCCGGATGTTTCCTCAGTTGTATATAAATTCAGCGGGTCGAACTCATCCCGCGCTATGCTTTGTTTAGTGCGCAAAGGCAATACCGGCCGGTACATGCACATATACCGCGTCTCGTCATATATATGGTCTTCTCCGTCCGTATCTATATCCTCAACATTTACGGAGCTATATACCAGCGCCGGCATGGTGCGTATAAAATCCCGGCATGTATTAAAGACATATAACCGGGGCATATTGCTTTGGTCAAAGGCCAGACGATAATGCACCTGCATTTTTCCCGCAATCCGCTTATTATCCGCCTTTTCAAAATAAATTCCCTTGCGCTCAAAAATTTTAGCCACGCTTCCGTCCGAGCCCCTGCTTTCATCAAAGACAGCCGGGTCAGCTATCCCGATAATACGCCGTCCCTGTTCATGCGCCTCCTCATAGTCCTTAATTATAGCCGCCACCGCTCCAGGCTCCAAGCGCACACCCTCATTGGGCGTTTTTGTCAATCCAGTAAATCTATCCTTAGGACTGCCGTATATTTCAGCGTATCGATATAATCTCCCCTCATCATCTTCAGCCCAATACCCAACAGAAAAAGGCCTTGAATATCCCCAGTCAAAAGAGCGGTATCTTTTCCAATGGTCGGGAATCTTAAACGGCTCAATAACATGAGTGCCTTTGCCGCTTATATATTCTTTGGGAATATCCCGCCATTCGGTAAAGACCTGCCCGTCGAACACATCCCAGTCGCCAGACAAAAGCGCCCTGCGCAAAGCTTCGGGCTTCTGTTCCAACTCAAATATATATTCATCCCCTATGTGCGGGTTGTCTAAAACGGTCGCCGGTATATACTGCCTGGTAACAGTCCGGCTTTTCCCCAAAACTTCGCTGGTAATAACGCAGTCATATATTTTAAACGGCTCTTTGCCGTCTATAAACGCGCTTTTAACCCAGCCATGCCCCACGCCTCCGGGGTTGGTCGTAGCGCGTATATATGGCTTAATTCCTAATTTTTTAGGAGCTCTTACGCGCGTCCGCAAATAATCATAAACAGGCTTATCAAAATGCGTCAGCTCATCAATATACAGCCGATGCATCTCAGCCCCTTGATATGTATACGCGTCCGCCAGATTGCGGCAATGCCTAAAATGCAAAGTTGAACCGTTAATTAAGCGCATGTCGTGCGTGGTTTTGTTAAACCGGCCTATTTCAGTCGGAATACTTAGAATTGCCTCCCGTATCAGCGTATCCCGCAATTCCGGGTAAGTGCGCCGAAACAGGTACGCACTCACATTCTCATGCTCTAGCGCGTCAATAAACGCCTCCATTACTATTGCTTTACTCTTTCCTCCGCCCGCAGCGCCGCCGTACAGAACCTCATAAGCCGGGGAAGAATGAAAAAGCGCCTGTTTAGGCGTAGGTGTATAATCAATCTTTATGCACATCTAAACATCCTCGTTCTGCGGCCGCGGAATATTATGAACAATCTTTAAGTTTACGCTGTTATTCTCCGCGTCCTCTCCAATTAACGTCCTCAGCTCCTTAAACGCCTGAACATCCCCCAGCTTCGCTCTTGAAAAAAGGCCTACGACTAAAAGCAGGCTATTATCTATATCCTCCTCAGAAAATCCAGCCTTAATAAGCTCGGCTTTATCCTTATCACCAGGAGGCATATTCAAGAGAATTTCCATGCTTTCCTTAAGCGCTTTTCGCCTACGCCTTGCTTCCCCGCTGGCCTTGCCTCCGCGCCGCCCTTTTTCTCGCGCTTCCTCCGAGGTAGGACGCTTTAAATTCTGCTCATTCATTTTTTCACCTCCGCCTTATATATTTCTCGCTGCCGGCCCCCGCCCCAGCCTTTTTAACCTTTTGCGCAGCGGCTTTTCCCTTATCGCCAATTAACATTATAGGCACCCGGCTTTAGCCATAACCTTTACCATCTTCGGAAGCTGCACAGCTACCCAATCAACTAAAGTTTCATCATGCATATATTCTTTTAATCCGCTCTCGCTGAAAAATGCATGCACAATTTCATGCCGAAAAACCTTTGCCATATAATCCTCCAGTTTATCAACCGTATTTTTATCCGGTTCTATTGCATTTAAGATTATCCTTTTGCTGAACGGCTCGCAAATCCCATCCGCCCCCTCCAGCTTAGGATTATCCTTTTCCTTTTGATATTCAACCGTATATGCCTGGCCTAGTATTATCAATTCCATTCTTTACCTCAAAAAACAAAAAGCGTCCTGAAAAGAACGCTTTTATTATAAATCACCACATTAACATTATACCACATATTCACCGGGTCTTTCCGGGTCTATTTTAGTTAATGCTGCAGAATGTAGTTTTTTGCGCACATGGTCAGCGTCATACCCCATTTCCTCCGCTATCCGCTCCCAGGGCTTAAACTCCAGATAGCGCTTAAGCAGCAGAGTACGCAGAGTGCTGCTCTCAAGGGCGAATATAGCCTTAGTAATTTCCGTGCGGATATCTATTAAACGGTCGGTCTGCCGGTCAATCAGCAATTCATAATCTATGTAGCGTGCTATAGCTTCTTCCTGCCGGTTATATTCGCTGGTCTGTACTTTATCCTCGCTTAATGCTGCCGTTACGCTGGCCGCTCTTTCCAGCGCCCGCCTTTTTGCCTCTTCCAGCGCCTTGATTTCTCCCTCCAGCTTCCAGCCCCTCATTAGCCATTGCTTTTTCTCTCTGTTGGTCACTTTCCCGCCCCTCCCGTATTCTTGAGCACACATCCGCCCTGAAGCAGTAAATAAGCTCATCGTCCTCGCGCTGTCCCCATACGCACCTCAGGCAGGGCGGGGATTTAATTCTGATTTTCATTGGTTCTCCCTTCATGGCTTATTAGCCCTAAAAAATGCCGTTGCGAACCCGTGCGGAGTTATCGCGCGAAGCGCCGCTCTTTTCGCATCGCCTTTAAATTGCGCTATGTATTGCTCGTGTTCACGTGGACATTCTATGACTGCCCAGTCCTTTGCATGCGCACGACTTTTGCCAACCATTTGGAAGGGCATCTGACGGACCGTCTCTTTTGGCGTGTTGAAATATCCCCATATATCCGTTGGTTTTTTTCTTAACTCGCCAAATTGCCATTGTTCAAAAGTAAATGCAGGCTTTCCTAAAAACTGCCTTAAAAAACCCCGCGGATTTTCCAAAGCCCAAAATTGCAGGGAGCCATATGCCCGGCAAAACCAGACAATCTGCATGCACGCCCGCACAATATCCATAGCCCCTGCAAAGTCCCGCGGTTTTCCTCCTTTTGCTATGCTGAATTCCGTACACGGCGGAGCTGCCAGTACTCCGCAGACATTTTGCACAGGAATTAAAAGGCACTCGCCTGTTTTTTGATTTATAAATTCCAACTGTTTATCGGCAGAATTTAACCAGCATTTTTTAACGTCATACTCGGGCAAGGTCAACACATGCACGTCATATCCCGCCTCTTTATACGGTCGGCTCCAAGCTCCGCTTCCACCGCATAAATCAAGGATTATTTTTTCAGTCATTGTCCGCGTCTCCTCCGTCCATTTTTGCTCCGCAATTTGGGCAATAATTAAATTCTGACGGCTCATTATAACTGTCGTAGTTTTCAATGCCGACCCATTTACAGTTAGAACAGGTTACTTGATATTTCCTGAAATTATCAAGCGGCTTTCCTATCCATCGCCCATGCACCACCGGAGCAACATCGGCAGCTGGAAAATCTCTGACTACCGCAAACGGCGGTCTAATATCCATTTCCATTTCATGCAGCAGCTTTCCCCGCTCAACATATTCCCTAGCCTCTCTCATTTGTTCTCCCCTCCTAATTCTTCGACATAGCACCAGCTCTGCGGCGGGCGCCGAAAGTGTCTATCGCAGCCTACAGATTCATCATAGCAAAACCTTGCTTCATTAAGCGAGTATTTACAATCCACACAATAAGGCTCATGTATGCAAGGGTGATTAAACGTTCTTAATTCTTTCGGTGTATCGTAAATTACAAGGTTAGATATCTGCCATCCATAAGTATCTTTATCATTTGCATATATACAGAGTTCTTCATCTGTTAGACACGTTCCGTGTCTATTATTAAAATAGCTTTGAATAATGTTATTTGCTTTAATTAGGTAAATATCAGTACATAAAAACTCCCCTATAACTTTACCGTTTAAAAAATTATCTTTGCTGTATTCCTCGCTGTTACAGCACATCAGTTCGATACTGTCCCCGTATTTTATGCCCTCTTTCGGATGACGATAAAGCTCGTCTGAATTTAATACCATACATCCGTATATTGTCTGATGCGATTTACTCGGCTTAGTGCAATAGATATACACCTTAAACGGCGGTTCGGCCTTCGGCCTTGTTTTTCGCACCTCGATAGTCTTTTTACCGTTAGCTATCAGCTCGCAGAACTTCGGCTGAATACTCAGCATTATGCTTTTCATTCTTCAAACCTCCCGAATCTTTATCCCGTGCCTCTCCAGCATCAGCTTGCGCTTTATCAGGTAATCCTTTGTGCGGAAGCCCTTGACATCCTCGACCACCGTCTGCCCGTTCTCCTCGTAAACAAAATCCGCTATGTAGCTGCATGCCCTCTCAACTATCCTGCCGTGTATCTTCTGCGCCGGGATAAGCTCGTATTTTACCTGCCGTTTTAATCCGCAAATCTTGCCGGCGCGCTCCAGCAGCTTAAGCTCTGCATAGCGCTGCGCCTCCTTTTGGGAATCAAACGTCAGCCCGTCCAGCCGCGTCTTTTTAGCATGATACTTCATCTCAGCCTCCTGTTGGCTCCGCTACATTCCAGCCCATAGGGTGCTATCATCTCATACAGTCTGCTTCCCAGAGCTTCGTCCTGCCTTGATATCTCTTCAACGGTATATTCGCTGGAGATTATCGTCCGAAGCTTATTGATATACCGCAGATTGATAAGGCTGAACATTATGCTCAAATCCTCGCCGGCAATGCTCTTAGAGACGGGATTCATGGCGCATTTGAACAAATCGTCTATGTACAGAATGGGCGCGTTCTCAAACACGGACATTATGCGGGAATATTCCTCGTTATCATATTTGGCTGCCTTAAGCCTGCGCATCTCCACGTTGTACTGAAAATACCGGTGGAGCTTAAGCTCCCTGCGGGTCAGTTCGTTGCAGATTGCTATGCAGATATGCGTTTTCCCCGTTCCGCTCCGTCCGAAATAGCCTATTCCGGCCGCGTTCTTATCCGAGAGAAACTCCAGCGCCATTTTCTTCATGGCCGCCGCCGTTGGCGTATCCTCCCTAAAGCTGTCCAGCGTGAACTTTTCATACATTTCAGGGGAAACGCCGCTGTTTTTGAGCAGTTCAGCTATCTTGCGGGGTATTTGGCATTCGCATTCTTTAAAGCTCTGATAACCATCCTCATCCCAGACAAAGAAGCCGCCTACATCCTTACACTTAGGGCAGGCATATTCCACAGGGGATACCTTCAGCGCTGAAATATCAAAACGGAATCTTGAATTCATCATCCTTCAATCCTTTCATGCCGGCAGGAACATCCGGTTTTTCCTCCTGAACTTCATTGTCCCAATACCCGCCGTTCAGCCACGTAGCCGGGTTAGGGATATATTTGCCGTTATCCTTGCGCCATTGCTCGCTCTGCTTCTGTTCTCTTAGCGCTTTAAGCATTTTCTCAAACAGCGCCTTATCCGGCTTTATGCGATTCCAGGCCTTAAGCGCGTACTGCTTGGCCACTTTTTTTGGGTATTCTTTCCACCAAATCTCAAACCGCTGGTTATGAACAGACGCGCCCTCCCCCTCTAGGGGGGTAAGGGGGGTATATATATTATTCTTATCATTCTTATCATTCTTATCATTCTTGTTCGTGGTTGATATCTGGTTAATATCTGGTTGATAAGTGGTTATTATCTGGTTAGTATCTGGTTGACATCTGGTTAGCTGGCGGTTAGTATGTTGGTTAATATCTTGGTTGCCTGCGTCATCTTCGACTTGATAATTCTCCCAATTTACCACGGTTATCAACGTTCCCGCCTTGGTTGGCTTTGTGGTTATTTCATTGGTTGAAATTAAGTGCTGTAGCGCAGTCCTGGCCGATTGCCTGGACATCCGTAAAGCTTCGGCCATCTTTTCAACCGACAACAGGCATTGACCTTTCTTTATATTAGCGCCTTTAAACCTTTTTGTTTTATGATTAGCCGAAAGCAGGATATGTAAATATACCCTGGCTGTATTAGCGTCGCTGTACCACTCCCACTCCTTGAGCCGCCTATATATCTTTACATAGCCTCCTTCACTCATTCTCCTCTACCTCCGCCTTAACCTTAAACAGCTCCTCCAGCTCGTAAAGCGTCATCTGGCCCTCTATTCTCAAGCGCTTCTTGAGCGTCCAATAGGTTTTTAGCAGACTACGTATCCGCGCCCAGGTCTCACGCAGGAGCGAATCTATCTCCTCCTGCGTTTCGGCTATATAATACCCTCTGTCATAGCTGCTGGAGATTACCGGAATGCCCGCCTTGCGAGCCTCCTCTATAGCCCTTCGGTTAATCCTGTCCGTCTTGCCGGTAATGCGGCTTAATCTCTCCCTCGTTATCCTGTTGGCCCGTCCTATCGGTATACATGCAATTATGCTCATGTAATCCATTGTGCTGTCCTCCTAATTAAAATGGCAAATCGTTCTCCTCGGCCGGCTGCAAATCCGCGCTATACTGCTCCGCCGAGCCATACTGCTCAGTCTGCGGGCGGGCTGCGGCCGCACCATTATTAGCCGCGCTTAAAAATTCTACCTCGTCCGCCAAAATTTCGGTAACATAGCGCCGCGTTCCGTCCTGAACGTCATAGCTGCGGGTCTGTATGCTGCCCGTTACCGCCGCTTTGCTGCCCTTATGCAGATATTTAAAACAGTTATCCGCCAGGCCCCGCCAGGTGACTATAGGAATAAAATCCGCTTCCTTCTGCCCCTGAGCGTCCCGGCTCACCCGCCTGTTTACCGCAATGGTAAAAGTGCATACCGATATGCCTGAAAGGGTGCTCCTCAGCTCCGGCTCATTTGTCAGGTTCCCTATAACTACCGCTCTATTCATGTTTTTCTCCTCTCCATCTCGTCAGGGGTTTTTGTGGGTATGCCCAGCTGCTCGGCCTCCTGAACAATACCGTCTATAAAGACGCTCATCTCCCGGCTGTCGTATTCGCTGGAGCCCTTAAAGCAGAAATACTCTATATACTCCCCCAGCCTGCCCGCTTCCTCATAGTATTTAAAATACCCCGCCGGGTCTACGTCCGCCCTGAGCTTAAGCGCTATGCGCTGGCCGTAGTGCCTCAGCATATCCATATAGCATTCCTCCTTGCTTATGAGCATAACGTCCGAAATACGCCCTATAAGCAGCCAGGCATAGGCGTTAGCGTCCAGGCTCCGGCGTTCCCGGCGCCGTTCAATGGACATTATCCAGGGCTTGTCCGCGCTCTTGTCCATAAGCCGCCTGACCTCCTGAAGAGAACCTATGCTCTCCGGCCCCACCTCCGCGCTGAATATATACCGGCCCGTCTTAAAATCCCTCATCAGTCCCGCGTTCTTTATTCTTGCCTGCGTCATGGATTTAGCCTCCCCCAAGTCTTTATTGCCTGTGCTATGAGTTGGGCTTCCTCCTTTGGCAGTTCTTCCGTGCGGCTGTATCCATACTGCTCAAGAAGACTGCTTAACGC